CCTCGAAGGCCGTATCGCCATCGACGTGTCGTTTTCGGACTCGTCTGCGGGTTCCGGCGTGCAGTCGCTCAAGCGGCTCGCCCTGACCAGCACGGACGCATACAGCAGCGGAAAGGTGGCCATCCTGACCGGCACGTGCGGCACGGCCGCCGTGGCTATCGCCGTGGCACCCAGTGCCTACAAAGACTCGAGCGGGGCCGCTGTCTCGTTCGCCAGCGTCAGCCGGTTCGCGTTTGCGTCATCGGCCGCCGCTGTGTGCAGCGAGGCCGCCGGGTCTGGCGTGGCGATTACGGGTGGCAACCGGGTGGCCCTGTCCGACAGCCGCTCGGGCGGCACGTCCGGGTTCAACGTCTCGGCCTACTCGGGCACCGCGTCCTACACGCTCGTCATCTACGGAGCGTAGGCCATGCCACTCCGTTCTGGCGACATGGACACGCTCGCCACGGTGCAGACTCCAACCGAGAGCACCAACAGCATCGGCGAGCCGGAACTGGCCTGGTCGACGTTTGCCACGCGGTGGATCGCCATCCTGCCGCTGAGCGGCAACGAGGCCATCAACGCCATGGCGAACGAGGGCGTGGTGACGCACCGCGTCCGCATGCGGTACACGTCAGGGCTCAAGCCCAAGATGCGGCTGACTGCGGACGGCCGCACTTTTGAAATCATGTCGGCCGTTGAGCGTGGCCGCCGCGAAGAGCACGAGCTGCTGGTGTCGGAGGTCGTGGACTGATGGCTATGCAGCTGGGCATGACTGTCGACGGCGTGGAAGACGTTCTGGCGCGTCTGAAGAAAGTGCCAGTGTCTCTCCAGCGAAAGTACCTGCGGGCAGCCGTCAACAGCGTAGCCAAGTCTCAGCTCGCCGAAATCAAGGCATTCACTCCTCGCGGCCCAACTGGCAACCTTCGCCGCTCCGTAGGCGTCAAGATTGAGGCCAAAAAACGATTTGTTACGCAGACGGCAATTGTCGGCTACAGGCGTGGCAGCACTAAAAAAGGTCGGTCTGCCAACAAGAGCGAACTGGGCTACCACTCGTGGTGGATTGAGCGTGGCGTCAAAATGCGGACGGCTAAAAGCGGACTCATGTCTGTGCCGTCAAACGTGGCCTCGCGCTACACATACTTCAAGAACGTCAGGGGCAAGGATGGCCGTGTAGCGTTTGCGAGGGCCAAGGGCTTTGCAGGCACAGGCAAGTTCGAGGCCTGGGCAAATGCCAACCTGCCGTCTATCCGCGAAGCCTTGATGCGAGACCTTGGCAAGTTCGTGGACAAGGCGATTGCCGAGCATGAACGCCGCCAACTCAGGAAGGTTGCCGGAAAGGACTGATGCCCACCACAACGCACATTGACGAGTCTCTGGTGCAGCTGCTGACGGCGGATGCCGACATTGCCATGCAGGTCGGCGGTCGCATCTACGCCGTCCAGGCTCCGCAGGGAGCGGGGCTGCCGTGCATCGTCTACCAGCGGGACAACACGGGCCGAGGCCCGTACATGCACATGCGTGGGATGACCGGAATTACCCGCGTCTCGTTCACAATTTCAGCGATTGGCGCGTCGTTGATCGAGGTGCGAAACCTCGCCCGTGCCATTCGGCTCGCCCTACAATTCAAGGTAACGGACGGCATCCGCCTGGCCGTCGTCAAAAGCGACGACGACACGCAGGAGCCGCCCGCCAACGGGGAGCAACTCCCCATCTACCGCACGGATTTGTCAGTAGAGATCACCTTCACGGAGGCTTGAGAAAGCCATGGCAGTCGACATCGGTCAGGGCACTTACGTGACGTTCGGTTCGGCTCTTGCGACGGCGACGGGCTACAAGATCACCGGCGTCAATCATGGTGGCATCACTCGCGCCGTTGCGGATGCGACGCACATGCAGTCCGTGGCCAAGGAGTTCGTCGGCTCTAGCATCTATGACCCAGGCGAACTCTCGGTCGAGGTGCTTTTTGACCCGTCCATCAAGCCGACTTCCGACCTCACAAACGTCGCCACGAATCAGACGGTGAACGTCTACTGGGCCGCCGGCGGAACCGCAACGCAGCTGTGGAGTGCCTACGGCTTCGCCACAGGGTTTGAGGCGGGTGCCCAGATGGAAGACATGATGAGCGGCACGCTCACGATCAAGCTGAGCGGCACGCTGCCGAGCTAGTGCTGACAGGAGGCGCGGACTGTGGCTTTGACACGTGAGCAGATCAAGGCCAAGCGTGGCGTTCGGCCCCGCGTGGCGTTAGACGTTCCAGAACTTGGCGGCACCATCTACGTCGCCAAGTTCTCTGCCAAAGACCGCGACCGCTTCGAGCAGATCGTGACCGGCGGCAAGGTTGGCGGCGTCAACCTGGACAACGTGCGGGCACGATTTGTCGCCATGGTATGCGTCAACGAAGACGGCACCCGGATGTTTGAGGATGCCGATGCCGATTGGATCGGCGAGCTCGACACGGACATCGTGCAGACAATCGTGGACGCCGGGTTCAAACTCAACGGCATCGGCGGCAACGCAGTGGAGGAGGCGGCGGGAAAATAGAACGGCAGCCGGTGCTCGCGTTCCTGTACCGGCTCGCCTTGAAGCTCGGCATCTGGGACGTAGAGCGATTGGCCGACGAGATGAGCGTCGATCAGTTGTACGGCTGGATGGGCTACTACCTGCTCGAGCCGTGGGGCGACGAGTGGCTCAGAGACGCAGTGGCGATTGCTCAGAGATACAACGCAAACCGAGGTAAGCGGCAGCCAGTCAAGAAGCCAGAGGAGTTCCTGCCGGTTCCGAAGCGGGCACAGACACCAGATCAGATCCTCGCCACGCTGAACGCGATCCCGCGATGAAACCATGGCAAACAACTTTGGCCGCGTAAACGTCAGCATTACCGCCAGCACTGGCGGTCTCACTGCCGGGCTATCGAAGGCCGGGCGGCAACTGAAGGGGTTCCAGAAGGGCGTTGGCGGTCTGTCTGCCTTGAGCGGCACGCTCGGCGGCATGATGCCCATGCTGATGCCGGTCGTAGGTGGATTTGCCACGCTGGCCGGTGCAGTTGCGGCCCTGACTTCGGCGACACGTTCAGCCGAGGCTCTGCACAATCTGTCGCAAGAGTTGGGTGTTGCGGCCGGTGAATTGCAAGTCATGCAGCAGGTGGCCGCCGAGTCTGGCGTGAGCCAGCAGCTGCTCACAACTGGCCTGAGGCGAACGGCCCGCATGGTTGGAGAGCTGGCCCAAGGCACGCCGGCTGCTGCGAAGGCGTTCGCTCAACTCGGCCTGACGATGAACGACTTTGCCGGGCTCAGCACAACCGAGCAACTGGCATTGATTGCCGACCGCATTGCAGCCCTGCCGCCGCACATGCAGGCCGCAGCCGCCATTGACATCTTCGGCCGTAGTGGCCAGGGGATGCTCAACTTCCTACGGCAAGGCGGGCAGGCGTTCCGTGAGATGGATCGGCTGCTCACCGACCTGGGCGTGAAGATGAGCGGCCCGCAGGTTGCGGCCATCGAGGCCATGGGCGATGCCATTGGCCGGCTGGCCCTGCCGATGCAGGGATTCGTCAATCAGTTTCTCGCAGAGCTGGCACCGGCCATCACTGCCGCCTCAAGCCTGCTGGTGCAGTTCTTCGCAGAGAACACAAAAGGCTGGACGATAGCCAAGACGCTGGCGGATGGATTGGTATTCAGCATCCGCATGGTCGTTGGTGCGATGACGCTGCTCACTGGCATCTTTCAGGTATTCATGGCGTTGGGCTCACAGATCGGCCAGATGTTCAGCGAGGTTTTCAGCGTCATCCTTGATGGCGTGGCAAACGTGATGAGCGGTATGGCTGGCCTTGCGGAGGCGGCGGGGTTCACAGACTTGGCAGGTTCGCTGTCGCAAGGTTCGCAAGGCGCGTCCCAATTGGCCGCCGGTGCGTCGCAGATGGGCGACATGTACGGACAGGCAGCCGCCGACACATTCGAGCAGGCCGTGCAGAATATCGGCAGTCCATTTGCGGCGTTTGACCGTGAGTTTGCGGCAGCGCAGGCCGCTGCTCAATCTTCTGCCGCCTCTGCCGCCGCCACGTCTGCCGGCCAGAGCATCGGTGCCGCCATCAAGGCCGCCTCGTCTGAGCTCAACGCCCTGGTGGTCGGCACATCCGGCGGCGAGTCATACCGCAACATGCTGGCCCGTGGCGGCGATCCTCGGCTGTCCGGTGCCGACGCTGCGAAGCAGACCGCAGACAACACCGAGCGGGCCGCAGACGGCATCGAGGACGTGGCGTCTGCTGTGCGTGACATTCCTGGCTTCGGCCAAGCCCAGCTGGCAATGGTGTAACCGATGGCAATTCGCACCGTCAGGCAGCTGCGTTCGTTTCAATTCACTGAAACGAAGAGCGAAAAGGGCAGCGTTCAGTACACAGGCTCGGTTGAGTTGCTTGTCATCTGCAACGCAACGCCAGATTTCGGCGCCATCAAGAACGACTCGACGCAGTGGCCGGAGTTCTACAACCGCAAGATCCCGCAGATCAACGACGAAGAGGACGTTGGCGGAATTATTTTCTATGTGACCGGCCGCGACTTTGAATATTACGACGATGAGAACGAGTTCTGCGTCAAGGTAACGGTCAAGTACGACAGCAAACCGGTCACGGACAACGACGAGCCAGACAGGACAGACGAGGAGCGGACGTGGCTCAAGATTTCCGTGCAGTCGCTGCAGGAGCGGCGGCCGGCTAGCGAGTCAAATCAGGCCAACCCCAACGTACCAATCAAGCCGCCGCTCAATTCCGCTGGTGATCCGGTGGATGGGCTTGAGGAAGAGACTGCCCTGCTGAGGCTGACGTTTACCAACACGAACGTGATCGCTCCAAACTTCCCGCTGCTGTTCACCTACCTCAACACGTGCAACCAGATCGCATTCCTTGGGGCGGCGCCATACACGTTGCGGGTCACCGGGTACGGTGCGGATTTCGACCAGAAGAATCAAGTGTGGTCCGTCTCTGTTGAGTTCACGTACAACCCGGACGATTGGAAGATCCGGTATTACGACGTGGGCTATCACGAGATCGTCAACGGCGAGCGTCTGGCGATCATGGACAAAGGCGGAAATCCCGTGAGTAAGCCAGTGCCTCTAGACAATGACGGCACAGCCAAGGATGTCGGCCAAGACCCTGACATCCTCACAATCAAGCCGTATGACGAAGTCGACCACAATATCATGCTCCGCGCTTGCGGGCTTCTGTAGGAGATAGCCATGGCCAATGAAGTCACACTGTCGCTCTCGGTTGCCGTGTCCAACGGAAATCACAACGAGACCTTCACGGCGTCGGGCCTGAAGTTCGACCAGGCGGCCCAGGGCGTAC